GTTATATGTATTGGGGGTGGCGCTTAATTTTACCCATCCGCTCCAAGTCCAAGTAGTTGCGTTTCCCTTGCTACTGGGCGTGAAATTCAGATAAGGCGTATCCGCCGCGTTAAACCGCAAGCTTTGCTCGATCTCATAGGCAGCCGCACCAGCCTGCCCACTAGCGCCAGCAAGCAAATTGCTACCAATAATGCTCATGAGTAGTTAGCGGTGAAGACGGCGTGGATGGAGCCGGTCGTGCGGACAACGTAATCAATACGATCAACCGCCGATGCAGCCGTGGACAGAGTAGGCGCAGTTCCGCCCGTAAAGTCCCAGGAAGATCCGTAAGTCAATAATCGCCCGCCAGTTCCGTCTTGCACAACAAAGATTGAACCGCTTTGTCCTGCCGTCAAGTTGCTGGGATTAGCCAGCGTGCAAGATGCCGTATTTGCAAGCGTCAAGGCAAAGTTGTTAGCGGTGGCAAAATCCAGCGTCTTGGTGGTATCGCCAGAAGCAACCGAGATTGCCGAAATGCTGCCGCGTTGTGCTGCCGTAAAGGTTTGCGCCAAGCTCAACAGCGGAACCGTGCCAGTGGCGTTGGGCAGCGTGATCGTCCGGTCAGCCGTCGGATCCACAACCGCCAGCGTGGTTTCAAAGTCGTTTGCCGTGGCGCCTTCGAAAACCAGCGAGCCAGCAGTGCCGATCTCAAGCGCACCAGTGACGGTGCCGCCAGCCAATGCCAGGTAGGTGCTAGCCGCTGTGGAGCCGCTCAGCAAGCCCAAGTTGGTAGCGCTGTAATCACCAACCGTCACCCATGCACTGTTTGCCGCGTTGCGGATCTTCAGCAGCGTGTTATTCGTATCCGCCCACCACTGAAAAGCGTAGGTAGTAGCGGGTTCCGTGCTGCTGCTGTTATTGCTGACGATTGCGGCGAGGGCGTTATTTAGATCGCTCCTGACGGCAGCACCTGTGCCGTTGGCGATGTTGTAGTCGTGGGTTGCCACAGCCGCTTACACAGTCTTTCGTCTACTTTAACCAGCCTTGCCATACCCAACAGCACTCCAGTTGAAATTACGATCCACTGCGGTATTGCTGCTGTTCTTGAATGTCACAGTAAAGCCGGTGCCGCTGACGCTGCTGACCTCAAAGTAATCACCGCTCTGCATGTTTTGAGCCGTGATGCCGATGCTAGGCAGGTTGCTATTGGTCCCAAGCAGTGATGCTGTACCAGTAAAGAAGGCATTGGCAAAGGTGACCGCCTTGGCGCCCGCACCACTGGCAACCGCTGTGCTGCTCTGCTCCTGACGACGAGCAAACTGCGCCAGATAACCCAGTTCATCGACAAGAATGTTCTGGGCGGTGTCGCTGCTGGTCAGTTCAGCCTTGAACTGGAATGCCCGACCCTTAAACGTGCCATTGGCAAAATCCTGCCAGCTGGTCCAGGTTGGCGTGCCGGTTGGGTCGTCATCAGTTCGGCGCACCAGCAGTTTGGCGTTGACCTTGTCAACGGTGCTGCCGTCAAAATCATCCCAGTTGTCAATCAACTCGGTCTTGGCGTCGATCAGGTCGCCGGGATAAAAACCGCGAGTGACAAACCGCCGTTCCAGATCCAGTGAGAAGACATTTTCAAGATCAAGCGTATCGACAAACTGATATTCACCACTGCTGAGAATGTTGCCCAAGAAATCGAAGCTTGCAATGTTGTCCACGTCGGCAACATCATCAAACTCGGCGTCACCATCCAGCGTCAGCGCGTCAAACTCCTCGCTGTAGAACGTATCGGTGCGTTGCCCTTGGAATGGAGGGGCATCCTGATCTTCACGCCTGTTCTGTACCAGCAACCGCCCGAGTGTGTCGGGTAGGTCAATGATCACGCTGGTTTCGTCGGTGCTAAGCCGTCCGCCGTCATCAGCGAACTTCACCAGCACTTCGCCCTCAATCAGCGGGATCTTGGCGCTAGTAGCAGAACCAGCAACAGCTTCAATCAGGTCAACTGAATTGCTCCAGTTGGCAGTTCCGTCGGTGAGGTTGCTGTGGCGGATGTAGACCTTACCGCCGTTTTTAACGTCAAGCTCGGTGGATTCATCCCACTTGAGCATTCCTTCTTTTTCGTTTGTCGCCTCAAACCGCAGGTTTTGCACCTGCTGAGGCACCGCCGTTTTGCCGATGGCATTAAATGTCAAGCTGGCAAAATCCGAAGACTGCCGACCCAGTGAGTTGATGCTGTAAATCTCAATCGTGTAACGGGCTGCCCGTGTGTCGAGAATCTCGGTGTCGGGCTTTGTAACCGTTAGCTGTTCCCAGTTGTCATCATCTGCGCGATAGCGAACCTTGTACTGCGGGATCCCTTTGACCGCTGCCCAGCTGACAACCAGTTTGACTTTTGCTTTATCGTTTGCGGCGTAAAATTTCTCTTCTGCCTTCGGGCTAGTTGGAGCGGCAGGGATTGAGTTGAGGTTGGTGATTGTGCGTGATTGAAGAGCCGTACCGCTTTCGACATAAGCGTATTTACTTGCGTTGTATTTCAGTCCAGTTATTTCATACAAATGCCCGTCAGTTTCTTTGACGGTAAGCACGCGGTATTGCTGCGTTTGCAGAGAATCAGTTTGAATTACCCAAACACTGTTTACCTGTGGTTGCGTTGTCCAGTTTTCATCAACAGTGATTAAAACGCCTGTACGGCTGATGATGTTTCGCGTCTCCAGCGTCCCGTCGGGCAGGAGAACGCTGATCGTTGCGTTGTCGCTGGGTATCCCAGTGGTGTCATCAACAGAGACTGTATTAGTACCAGAGCCGACAATTCTGCCGCCAAAACGAACACCAGCTCGTACAGGATCTTGTACGTCAAAGACTGCGCCAGGGCGAATCAGCGAACCCGCTTCGATTGATGCAGTGAAGCTGATGACTTCTGTCTCTTGCTGTTCGCTAAACAGAATCCAACGCCCCAAGCGGTTTGCTTGACCGCGTGAAGTGCAGGCAAAGGCTCGAATTTGGGTTGTAACTACGCCGTATTTGGCGATAGCGTCACGATCTTCAACGGATTCGTAGTTCAGCTCCCGCGTTTCTTGATCGAGGTAGGCAACAACAGCGACGGTGTGACGGGTTTTTAGATCCGAACCGGCATAACTAAACCCAGGCTCCAGCACGTTGGAGCGGTTAAACAGGTACGTCGAATCGGTCGGCTTGTCTTGCGTAATGGTCAGCGAACCAGTGGACCAATACGGCTGACAGCGCATGACCGAACACAGGTCATTGATCAGCTTGTAAGCCTCATATTGGTTTTGAATTTGAGCATTGCACTGGAAACGCGGCTCTTCTCCGCCTAAACCGTCATTGACAAGCTCATTGCAATACTGACTGGCGGAATAAAACGCAAATTTATCGAGCTGAGCTTCGACAATGTGGTCGCCAAATCCGTAGCGCTTGCTAATCAGCAAGTCGTACAAAATCCAAGCTGGATCCTTACACCATTGGGCAGCGCCAAACGTTCCAGTCCAAGTGCCGCTATAGGTGACCCTGCCCGTATCAGAATCGACGCTGGCGTTGTCGGGGAGTTTGACTTTGATGCCGCGAATTCGGTAAGACCGCGCTGGGATTGAGTTGAACTGTTCCGCTTCAAAGCGAATCGCAGCTAACGCGCTGTTTGGATAACGCAGCTTCTGGTTGATGATCTCCGTGTAAGCAACAAAGAATGAAGGGCTTACATCGGTGTCGCTGCTATCTGCACTTGTACGAACAACACGAATATCTATCGGAAATGCCCCATCCAGTTCGATGTAGTAATCCCGTTCGTACTTATCCGCCGTACGACCACTAATTGTGTCTTGTTTTACGGTTGTAAAACCACCGCCGTTGTACTGAACTTGGAAATCAAATGAAACGCTGGTGCCAAGCACGTCACCTTCGTTAGTGCCACGCTCCAAGCGAGAAATTGCAAGGCTGATGCGAACAGCATCAACATTGGTATCGGTAATTTGTCGAGTTACAGGCGTTGCCTGTTTGATTTCCGTGTTGACAGATTTAACATCTTCAACAGCTTCAAAACCTGGGCTTGAGATGTACGTTTGCGCGTTGGTGCCGTAGCGGGTTTTAACCGTGACGCCTTTGAAGTTGTAGTCAGAGTCGCTGAGGTTGGTTACATCTGCCCCAGAACGCAGAACCGGCGTGTCGGTAAGAAAGACATCCTTAAGTAACGCCAGGTTGTAGTTGTCCGTGCCACGGGTATAAGCACGAGCGGAAGGGAAGCCTTCAATTTCACCTTCACTCAACAAGTCGAGAATGTTGGCTTTTGCCGTGGAGGCAAGGTTGTCCGCTGCACGAGTGGGCGTCCGAACAGCCGGTGGAGCTGACTGCTGAACAACAGTCGTTTGCTGTACAACTGTCTGACCACCACCACCGCCGCCACCGCCGGCACCAATGATCTGATTCCGCTTTTTCTTAGCCATGTCAGATCGTGTCAACGTCAATGCCAGCGGAGATCACCACCGAACCCACGATAGTTTCGCCGTACACAACAGGGACAGGAACGCCCTGTTTGCTGGTGTTTTGAATTCCACTAAAGCTGTAAGACTCTTGCGGGTCAAACTCGGTTCCTTCCGTAGATGTTTGCCGCCGTCCCGTTCCACCGATACCGCCGAGAGGACCGATTGTTCCCATTTGGGGCGTAGGACTCAGCAGCTGAGCAACACCACCAAGTGTCAATGCAACACCAATACCGGCAATTGCACTGGCGCCAGCAGCAGTCAAAAAACCAGCAGCACCAGCAGCACCAAGACCGCCTCCAATGCCACCGATGCCAAGTACTGCCGCCCCTGCAGGAGCAAAAACAATTGCCGCTGCAATCAATGCAATTCCAGCAACAACTTTTCCGACACCACCACCAGCACCGCCAAGCACTGGAACAATCTGAATGGTTTGAGATACTGGATGATTAATTTCGTTTAAATCTGATTCGTAATTATCAACAATTACCTTGTAATACTGATCAGCCATATGCTGCTCAAGCCCTGGGAAGTTAGCCAGCAGCATTCGCATCGCTTCACCAGCGCTACTGACCTCTGCCAGAAAACGCCGTTGCCCTACAAACTTTGCGAGGGCGCCGTATAGCTTGACTTCACGCACCATAACGAAGCACCCTACCAGTGCATTTTAGAAGCCATTCGCCCAATAAATCACGGCT